AATATTATACGGATGGCCGCTTTTGGATTTCAAATTTGAATTTTGAATTTCTTTTCAGAATTACAATAATGACATTTAGGTCCCAAGTATATATTGAGACCCATTCCCCGATTGCATGAGCCAGTTTGCTGAGACCCGATTGACCAAGTCAAATGGCACCTCCAAAGCGTTTCTTAATAAATGCCAGAAATTATTTCCTCACTTATCCACAGTGCTCACTCACCAAAGAGGAAGCACTTTCCCAATTACGAAACCTATCCACACCTACAAATAAAAAATTCATCAAGATCTGCAGAGAGCTTCACGAAGAATGGGTCTCCTCATCTCCACGTGCTTATCCAGTTCGAAGGGAAATACAAATGCCAGAATAACAGATTCTTCGACCTGGTCTCCCCAACCAGGTCAGCACATTTCCATCCGAACATTCAGGGAGCTAAATCGAGTTCCGATGTCAAGTCCTATATGGATAAGGACGGAGACACCCTCGAATGGGGAGAGTTTCAGATCGATGGAAGATCTGCAAGAGGGGGACAACAATCAGCCAATGATGCTTACGCCAAGGCGATTAACACAGGAAGTAAGTCGGAGGCTCTTAGCGTAATTAAGGAATTAGCACCTAAGGATTATGTATTACAATTTCATAATTTAAATGCTAATTTAGATAGGATTTTTGCACCTCCTTTAGAGGTTTTTGTTTCTCCTTTTTTATCTTCTTCATTCGATCAAGTTCCAGAAGAACTTGAATGCTGGGTTTCAGAAAATGTAAGGGATGCCGCTGCGCGGCCTTGGAGACCCGTCAGTATAGTCATAGAGGGTGAGAGTAGAACAGGGAAGACCATGTGGGCCAGGTCTCTGGGTCCACATAACTATTTATGTGGTCACCTTGACCTGAGTCCAAAGGTGTACAGTAATGATGCCTGGTACAACGTCATTGATGACGTCGATCCCCACTATCTAAAGCACTTTAAAGATTCATGGGGGCCCAAAGGGACTGGCAAAGAACACAAAGTACGGGAAGCCCTGCAAATAAAGTGGAATCCCACTATCTCTCTGAATCCAGGCCCGAAATCATCTATAAGAGAGGACGAGGAAAAGAATTCAGCACTCAAAGACTGGGCACTCAAGAATGCAGAATTCATCACCCTCACGGAGCCACTGTACTCAGGTACCCATCAAAGTCCAGCACAGAATAGCCAAGAAGAGACCAGTTCGCAGGCGTAGAATAGATCTTCCTTGCGGTTGCTCTTACTATTTTGGACTTGACTGCGCATCACATGGATTCACGCACAGGGGAACTCATCACTGCAACTCAGGCAGAGAGTGGCGTGTATACCTGGACGGTCAAAAATCCCCTCTATTTCAAGATATCCCAGCACCACGAGAGACCATTTCTATCCAACAACGACATAATAACCTTACAAGTCCAGTTCAACTACAACCTGAGGAAAGCGTTGGGGATACACCAGTGTTTTCTAATTTGCCGAATCTGGACTCGTTTACGTCCTCAGACCTTGCGTTTCTTAAGAGTATTTAAATATCAATGTATGAAGTACTTAGATAGTTTAGGCGTTATTAGTATTAACAATGTAATTAGGGCTATATCCCATGTACTGTATGATGTATGGAGGGCACATGATGCTCATATCACATATAATAAAATTCAATATTTATAATTCTGAACAGAATCATAGAAGTAGATTCTGATCTTCAATGTTGCATACACTGGGTTACTGGCATGAGTACAAGCCATATACAATAGAAGAGCATTCTCAGTATGATTGTCATACTTGGCAGCTTCTTGATGATTATAGACTACATAATTGTTAATCTTCATGAACTTCCTAACTAACGCCTGTTCCTTGGATGCATACTGACCACCTGTAACCGTTGCCGTAAATTTCCTTAACACTTGGAATCGATCTCTCAGGTCGTTCTTCACCGTAGCAGTACTGGGCTCATTATCATACATGTTGAAAACCTGTCCAAAGTCCATAGCAGTACCAAAGGGCCTTCTATCACGAACCAAATAGAACATGACAGTGTTCGTATGGTTTTTGGTCTTGATGTTCTCGTCCATCCAGATCTTCCCCAAAACATAAATGGACTTCACACAGAATCGCTTACCAACACGATGAGTAAGCCCATTACCACGAGTAACATCAGAAACACATATGACCTTGCCTGTATGGGCTATATCATGTCTCTGTTCATAGGACTGGACCTTACATGGGCCTTCACATCCTTTGGGCACATCAGGGCTTCTGTACATTCTGTAAATCTTGGGCTTTTTGTACATGGGCCGATTGACCCATGTCCTCCTTTTGTTTGTGACGAGGACAGTGGGGGCAGCAGCACGGCTGACATATGGGCTGTCGAAGTTCAGCCGGCGACGTACCTTGGAGGCGGGAGTAGAAATGACTATATCTGCTGGACGCTTGCTCATAATTTTTAGTATTTAAGAGATGTATAAGATCACAGAATAAATCGTTCCCAATAGTATCAGGAGAATACGTCTTCTGAACTTCTTGTACGTATTTCTTGGCTAGCATACACCGTAGACCATGAACCGTATCTGGGAACTCGTTTACTAATGGATCCCACATGTTTGAAATGAAGTGAGCTATAACCACCACTAATTTACCTCTGAGGGAGCGTTTCTAGTGGCCGACACAAGGGCCCACTTTAAAAAATTTCGCGGCCATCCGGT